ATGGACATCCAACGCTTTCCTCTCTGGAGCAGCGAGGAGGATGCGCGCTTGCGCCAGATGGCCGCGAGCGGCTCTACCAAGCATGAGGTTGCAAGCGCCCTTGGGCGTACGGTCAATGCCGTGGCGGCACGGGCGATGGCCACGCGGGTGCGTTTCCGCAGCCGGCGAGAAGGCGGGGGCGAGGCGGCAACGCCGCGCAGACGGTGCTTGCGATGCCGGAATATGTTCGACGCTGCGTCCCGATACCGTTTCGTTTGCGATCTTTGTCATGCGATCGAGGAATCGCTTGGCCCGGATCTCGGCTGAGGCGGAGGTGGAAATGAGCGGAACGTTCGACGCAACGCTGGTTGCATCGCGGCTCGAAGAAGCGGGAGCGACGCTGCTTGCGCTTCCCGCGCGCGGGGCACGCACGGGTTTCAGCGCCAGCGCCTGGCCGGCGGTGCATGAGACGATCGACGCTTATGGATGGTCCGGGACGAGGCTCCGGCCGGCTCTGCCGAGCGCGCAGGCGATCAGCCGCATGGACGAGGCGCTTGGCTGGATCCGGCTTATTCCGAAGGAGAATTATGTGCTTCGGCGCATCGTCGGCGCACGTGCGTTGGTGAGCCCGCTCAATGGAAGGCATCTTTTCTCCTGGCGGAGGCTTGGCGGGCTGCTCGGCGCGGATGGGCGAGCGATTCAGCGTTGGCATGGCAAAGGGATCGCGACGATCGTTACGGCATTGAATGGGGTTGCCTCCGTCTAGCTGCCACCGCCGTTTCTTGCCTGGGCATCCCTGTGCCCGCGCTTCGTGCGCGGGCACATGCGCGTACGGCCGGAAAAGTCCAAGAAGAAAAATGAAAAAACGATTGCTTCAATGGAGCATTTTCCGGCATGGTTTGGAGTATGATGGTTGAGGAGAGCGCGCAGGCACGGCGTTTGCGTGCAGCGCCTTCCGAGCCGGAATCCAATACAAATTTTCCCGATTGATCCTCCGTGTGAAAATGAGGTGCTTGGCCGCATGCGTGTTCGCAAAGAGGCGCGTGCGCGCTTTCTGAAGGTGCTTGCTGCCACCGGCAATGTCACGCTTGCCGCAGTTGCTTCAGAGTTGCCGCGCGGCAGCCTTTATCACTGGCGCGAGCGTGACAGGAACTTCGCTGCGGCATGGGCCGAGGCGATCGAGGCGGCGACCGATGCCCTCGAGGCGGAGGCGCGGCGGCGGGCGATTGAAGGGGTTGAGACGACGATCGTGCAGGGCGGACGGCTGGTGCGGGATGACGAGGGAAATCCGTTGACGATCCGGCGCTATTCCGACAGCCTTCTGGCGCTCCTTCTGCGCGCGCATCGGCCGGAGAAGTATCAGGCTGAGAAATATCAGGCCGAGAAGTATCGCCAGAGATCGGCACCCGGATCAGCCGAGCCCGAGCCGCGGAAAGTTTCGTTCACGATGAGGATCGGCGATCCGCCGCAGGATGACGAAGACAAGCCCGTTCGGCCCGGCGATGAAGGAACCGGAGGCTGACTATGTCCGGCCATGGCTTTACCCAAGGCAGCTTGCGGCGATTTTCCATGGCGAACGCTATGGGATCGTCGAGGCGAGCACCAAGGCGGGCAAGACTGTCGCCTGTCTGGTGTGGCTCGTCGAGCAGGCGATGCACGGCGGCGAGGGGCAGGCCTTCTGGTGGGTGGCGCCGGTCTATGCGCAGGCGGAGATCGCGTTCCGGCGTATGAAGATCGGGCTGCCGAAGGAATATCGTGTTGTGAATGAAACGAAGCTCACCGTGACGCTCGCGAACGGAGCGGTGATCTGGTTCAAGTCCGGCGAGAAGCCTGACACTCTCTATGGCGAGGATGTGGGTGCCGCGGTGATCGATGAGGCATCGCGCGTGCGGGAAGAGGCATGGCACGCGATACGCTCGACGTTGACGGCAACGCAGGGACCGGTTCGGATCATCGGCAATGTCAAGGGGCGACGGAACTGGTTTTACCACCTTGCCAGGCGTGCCGAGGGGGGCGAGCCCGGCATGCGATATGCGCGGCTGACGGCGATGGATGCGGTGGAGGCGGGCGTGCTGAACGCGGCGGAAGTGCAGGATGCCGAGAGAGCATTGCCCGCCGCGGTGTTTCGCGAGCTTTATCTTGCCGAGGCCAGCGATGACGGAGCCAACCCGTTCGGGCTCGATGCGATCGCGGCGTGCGTGACGGACATGAGCGCTGCTGCCCCGATATGCTGGGGCTGGGATCTTGCCAAGAGCCGCGATTGGACCGTGGGCATCGCGCTCGACGCGGAGGGAGGTGTGTGCCGGCTCGAACGCTGGCAGGCACCATGGCAGGAGACGATTGCGCGCGTGCGCGAGGCGGCGGGCGAATTGCCGGCACTGGTGGACGCGACGGGCGCGGGTGACCCCGTGCTCGAGGCGCTGCAGCGGGGAGGCGCCGGCAATTTCGCGGGGTTCAAGTTTTCGGCGACGAGCAAGCAGCAGCTCATGGAAGGTCTGGCGGTGGCGATTCAGCGCCGGGAGCTCAGGTTTCCCGATGGGGTGCTTCGCGCCGAACTCGACAGCTTCGCGTTCGAGTACACCCGGACGGGCGTGCGCTATGCGGCGCCTGAGGGAGTGCATGACGATTGCGTGTGCGCGCTGGCGCTGGCCTGGCGCAAGGCGCGTGAAGCCGAACCGGCTTCCGGCGTACTGGGCTGGATGATGCGGGTTCTAGCAGAGCAGCGGGAAACTTCGAATCCCAAGGCGCCGGAACCGCGCGGAAACGAAGGGACGCTGGCGATGAACGATACGGGAGCGGATCTCTATGCGGCCGCGCGGCAGAGGCTCGGGCTCGATGCGCGATGGCTATGCGCGCGCTGCGGTGGCGTGATCGGCGGGAGCCGCGTGACGGATGGCGTGCAGAGCTGGCATCCGGAATGCCGATGAACGACAGGGGCCCTGGCGCACCCGGAAGCTGGTGGACGGGAAAAGCACGGGGGTTCCTCGCGAACACGTTCGGGGCACCCCGCCGACAAGTCGGCGGGGACCCCGTCGCGGGGGCCTCGCCGCGCCTGAAACCGGGAGCGGTGCAGAGTGCTGTCGTCCCCGCAGGGAGGCCGTTGTCGGGAGGTGCGCGCGCACCGATCGATCCTTACGGATGGAGCGGCGGACAGGACTCGCAATACCGGACGGGGCGGGCCGAGACGCCGCCTTCGGTGCTGAGGGATGTCGATATCGGAACGAACTTCTTCTCGCCGTTCCAGCCGGTCCGTCCCTTCGCCCCGCCTGCGGGGAATTATGCGAGGGAGTGGGATTACCCAGTTGGCGTCAATCTCGACTATCAGCCGAGGCGGCTTGCGCTGATGCCGCAGCTTCGGCTGATGAGCCAGAGCTGGGGATTGCTGCGCGCGGTGATCGAGACGCGCAAGGACCAGATTCTTTCCGTGCCCTGGGACATCACGGGGCGTGGAGGCAAGGATGGCGGAAAGCGTGCTGCGGAGATCCGCGAATTCTTCCGCAGGCCCGACCGCAAGAACCGTTTCCCGCGCTGGGCGCGGCTGCTGCTCGAGGATTTGTTCGTGATCGATGCGCCGGCACTTTATGTGTGGCGGACCGCGGGCAGCCACCCCTATGCGCTGGAAGTGATCGACGGGGCGACCATTTTGCCCCTTGTCGACGATGCAGGACGGCGGCCGGATTATCCGAGCGCCGCCTTTCAGCAGATCATCAAGGGGCTGCCGGCGATCGACCTGACCGAGCGTGAGCTGATCTACGCGCCGATGCGACCGCGGCCAGAACTGCCGGTCTATGGCTATTCGCCGGTCGAGCAGATTTATCTGGAAGCGACGGAAGGCATAAGACGCACGCTCTATCAGCTCGATTTCTGGACCGAGGGCACGCTGCCCGAGCTGATGATCACCGTGCCGGATGGCTGGACGCCGCAGCAGATTGCGATGTTCCAGGCGAGTTTCGATGCGTTGATGAACGGCAATGCGGCGCTCAAGAGCCGGGTGCGCTTCGTGCCGGGCGGGATGAAGCCGTTCGACATCAAGAATGCGAATGGTGAAGCGTTGAAGAGCGACTACGACGAATGGTTGGCGCGGCTTGTCTGCTACGCCTTCAGTGTGAACCCGCAGCCCTTTGTGAAGGAGATGAATCGTGCCACCGCGCAGGTGGCTGACGATACGGCCAAGGAAGAGGGGACGCAGGCGCTGCAAGCCTGGTTCAAGGGCGAAATCATGGACCCTTTGATCCAGGACGTGTTCGGCGCCGAGGAGCTGGAGTTCGTCTGGCAGAGCAAGCCGGAGGCGGATCCGATGGCGCAGGCGGAGCTTGCGCAGATTCACGTCCGCAACGGGATTCGCAGCATCAATGAGGTGCGCGCGGAGATGGGGCTTGCCCCGGTACCGGAGGGCGAGGCGCTGCGTGTCTATACGGCGGCGGGGGCAGCACCACTCGCGGTGGTGGCGAAGGAGGGAGCGTGAGCGAGCGAGCGGAGGAGATGCGGCTTTGCCGGCACATGCATGTGGATGGGGCAAAGCTTTCATTCCGCTATACGCTGAGCGACGGTAGCTTCGTCGGCGAGATCGACATCGCGGCGCGCGGCGGGATGACGATGATGCAGATGCTCGCCTACGACCTCCTGCAGGTGACGAGCGCCTGGGTGGAAAGCGATGAGACGCCGGAGACGAATGCCGTGCCCTTGATGAAGGGATTGGCGTGAGGATCTGAAAACCTCTGAAGTCGGTTTCGAAATAGTAATCATGGCGCTGCCGGGTCGTGCAAAGTGACATCGCGCACGACGGAAGCGGAGTGAGAGCGTGATGACCGGAGGTCTGAATCACGCGGGAAAACAGATGGCGAGAGCGGGATGGGTGAGCGTGAGCGAACGCAACCCGCGCGAGTGAAACAGCAATTTTCTGGAGTGGCGTGATGGTTGGGTTTTACCTGCCGATCGCGAAGATCGATCGTGAGCAGAGGATGGTGTGGGGATATGCCTCCACGCCGACACGCGATCTGGATGGAGAGGTGATCGCGCTCGAGGCGATCCGCGGGGCGTTGCCGGATTACATGCAATGGCGAAATGTTCGCGAGATGCATCAGCCGAGCGCAGTGGGCGTGGCCGAGGAGGCGAATATCGACGGCAAGGGTCTCTATCTCGGGGCCAGGATCGTCGATGACGAAGCGTGGAAGAAGGTTCTCGCGGAGGTCTATAAAGGTTTTTCAATCGGCGGCAACGTGACCGAGCGCGACGGAAGCACGGTAACCGGCCTTGAGCTGATCGAGATTTCCCTTGTCGATCGGCCGGCAAATCCGGATTGCCGGATCGAGGTGATCAAGGCCGCGCATGCGGACGGGACCGCCGAGGCGGAGGCGCCGGCCGAGGAGGCGGACTTTGCCGATCCGGGGTACCTTCCGGATGGGCGCAAGCGCTATCCGATCGATACGGAAGACCATATCCGCGCGGCCTGGAGCTATATCCATCGGCAGCGGGATGCGGCCGAATATACGGCCGAAGAGCTCGCTGCAATCGAGCAGCGGATCATTGCGGCATGGCGGCTTGTGATCGACCCGGCGGGGCCGAGGGCGGCCGGCACGATTTCACCAGGAGTGACGAGGATGGCGGAAGGCGATGTGGGCAAGCGCGCGCCGGCTGGCGCGCATGCGGGACATCTGAAGAAGGCGGTGCGGCATCTCGGCGAGGCGCACAAAAGCCTGAGCGCCGGCTTGACGTGCATGGCGAGCGCGGAACGTGCGCTCGGCCAGGATGAGGCAGAGGACGGAATGAATGCGTCGGCGCAGCTGGCGCGCGCGAGGCAGCTTTTGGAGCGGGCGCAGGAGCAGCATGTGCTTGCGCACCATCACATGGCTGCGGCGCTTGGGGCGGCCTCGGCCGGGCATGTGGGCGAGCGCGGAGAGGAACCGGGCGATGAGGAAACCGGGATCTATGAACCTGGAGGCGGGCTAATGCCGTTCGGGCTCGACCACATGACCGGGGGGAACGTGCCGGACTATGAAGCGGACAGGCCCTATCCGGGGAAGGCCGCGCGAGGCGTGCTGACGAAGCGTGAGGCGGAAGCGCTGGCCGAGGCTGCTTATCTGCGCGGAAAGGTCGAGGCGCTCGAGAAAATGCCGGCTTCTCCGCGCGCGAAACTCTTCGCCGTGCCGCGCGGCGCGTTCGGGGTCAGCGAGGCCGACGAGACGAGCACCATGGAGAAGCTGCTCAAGGGCGTCAATCTCGATGCGGTGGAGCCGGCGCAACGTCAGGCCGCCGGTGCCCGGCTGATCGGCAACATGATCGCCAATGCGGGGATTTTTGCGCGGCCGGTGATTGGCGATCCAAGCTTTCGTGGCGGCGCGGGTGCCGGACGTTCGGGCCGATAAGGAGACATGAGAATGCTGAACAATGAGATCATCTCGGCCCTGCTCGCCGACGACGGCTTCATCAAGGGTCTCGGCGGCAGGCTTGGGACCATCGCCAAGGCCGACACGATTGCCCAAGGCACGGGGTTGCTCTGGTTCGACCTGCGGCCGGTGGTGCAGCTTCTCTATCCGTTCCAGGAATTGATTCCTGAGATCAGCCGGCTTCCGCGCGTTTCGGCCGATGGCGGCAATGCCTTTCACTGGAAGCGCATCACCGCGATCAATCCGGGGGCGATCGCGCTTGGCGTGAGCGAAGGCAATCGCGGTGGGCGGATCGCGATTACCGAGGAGGATCAGCAAGCGAGCTACAAGACGCTCGGGCTCGAAAGCTCGGTCACGTTCGAGGCGCGGCTGGGCGCGGAGAATTTGACGCCGGACGCGCTCGGGGTTGCGGTGCAATCGACGCTGCGCAGCGTGATGATCGGCGAGGAGCAGGCGCTGATCCTGGGCAATGCGAGCACGCCACTCGGCACCACGCCGACGCCGACGCTCGCGGCTGGGGGAACCACCGGGAGCTGGGCGGCCGGCACTGCCTTCGTGGCGTGCGTGGCACTCTCGGGCTATGGCTGGCTCAATACCACATCCTGGAACAGCGCCACCGCGACGGGGGGCGTGCCGGGCCAGATCACCAAGACCAATGCCGATGGCTCGGTCGATAGTTTCGGTAGCGGATCGGCAAGGCCGAGCGCAGCGGCGAGCGTGACGGTGAGCGCCAACCAGGTGGTGACGGCGACGGTTGCGCCGGTGCCGGGAGCGGCGGCCTATGCCTGGTTTGCCGGGACGGCCAGCACCTCTCTCTTTTTCCGCGGCATCAGCACCTCGAACCAGGCGGTGATTGGCGGGCCCGGTGCGGGCACGAACCAGCCCCTGACATCGCTTCAGACGAACGGGGTCTTCCAGGACAACTCGACGAATCTTTTGCTGCCGGACGGCGTGCTCTCACAGATTTTCGGCAGCGTGTTCGGCGCCGCGCCGGGCACGGCGATGGCAACCAACCCGAATCTGCCGAGCAATGTTTCGCTGAGCGGCGGCGGTTCCCTGATCTACACGGCGCCGGCGGGCAATGGCGGACTGACCATTTCAGGAACGAACATCGCCGAGTTCGATGCCGTGCTGCGCGCGGCCTATGACCAATACAAGCTCGGGTTCGACCGTATTCTGATGTCCGCGACCGATATTCAGAACTTCATGGGGACGATGCTAGGGCAGAATGCAGCGGCGGCGTTCCGTATTCTCTTCGATGCGGATGCCGAGACCGGACGGATCGTCGCCGGGCGGCGGGTGACCAGCTATCTCAACAAATGGTTTGGCAATACACTCGATATCGAAGTGCATCCGTTCCTGCCGCCGGGGACGATTCTGTTCTGGTCCGATCGCACACCGTATGAACTGGCAGGCGTGCCAAACCTGCTCGAGGCGCATGTGCGGCAGGATTATTACCAGATCCAGTGGCCGTTCCAGAGCCGGCGCTACGAATACGGCGTTTATTGCGACGAGGTGTTCGCCTGCTATTTCACGCCGGCCTTCGCGGCGATCACCAACCTCAATGCGCCTTCCGGTATTGTGAGCCTCTGAGCCATGCGGGTGCGAGTGCCGGAGGGGGTGACAGCGGTCTCGGCCCGGCAGCAGGAATTCACCCCGGATCGGTTCGGAATCATTACCGTTCCGGACGATCTCGGGGTGTATCTGCTCGGGCTCCGCGCCGGGTTTGCGGTGGCGGGAGAGCGATCGCCATCGGCGGGAGCGGCGATGCTCTCGGCGGCGGGGAAGCCGACGGCCGCCGGTCTCGGGCCTTCTCCGCCCGGGCGCGAGGGGGAGGCGGGAAAAGCGCGGAAAGCCGGCGATGCGGAGCGATTTCGGCCCCCGGCTTCCGGCCAGGGGAAAGCGTGATGGCAGATCCGCGCGATCTCACGAACCTTAGTGCGGTCAAGGCCTTCATTAGCCCGCCGCTGGCGGGAACGAGCGCTTCGGATGCGGTGCTTGCAATGCTGATTTCCGGCGTGAGCCGGTCGATCGAGGCTTATCTCGGGCGTGAACTGATGGCGCAAAGCCGGACGGAGATGCGCAACGGCACCGGGCAGACGAGCCTGGTGCTCAGGCATTTCCCGCTGATCGGGGTGGCGAGCGTTGTTATCGATACGAGGCGGATCCCGGCGGCCGGGGTTCCGCCGACGCAAAGCCGGGACGGCTACACGTTCGACGACCGTTTCCTTTATCTCTCACCGGGAATTGTCGGGTTTCCGCAGCGATTCGTGCGCGGGGCGCAGAATGTGCAGGTGGTCTATTCGGCGGGCTTCGTTACGCCGGGAATGATTGCCGTGGCAGGGCTGCCGGCATGGGCGCCGAGCACGGAATTCGCGGAGAACGCGGAAGTGGCGGCGAACGGCCTCGTCTTCACGACGAGCGCCGGCGGGACGAGTGGTGTGGGCGAGCCTGCCTGGCCGGCGCAGCTTGGGGCGAGCGTGGCGGATGGAAGCGTGACGTGGCAAGCGACGGCCATGGCGGTGGGGTTGTTTCCGGGCGCGCCATTGCTGCCGCAAGGAATTGCGGTGGCGTGCATGCAGCAGGTGGCTCTGACGTTCAAACAGCGCACGCGGGTGGGCGACAGCGGGACAGGCGAAGGCCCGCAGCGCGTGAGCTACATGAACCAGGCGCTGCACCCGACGACGCTTGCGATGCTCGAACCCTACCGGGATTGGGCGTTTCCGGGGGATGTGTTCTGATGGCGCTTGGACGTGAACCCATCTACGCGGCGCTGTTTTCGCAAATCGGCGCGCTCTTGCTGGCACCGGCAGGCCCGTTCAACTATGCGGGGCGGCGGCCGGTTTCGATGAGCGCGCTTGCTGTCGAGCAATATCCGGCCTTCATCCTGGTGGAGAAAGGCGAGGAGTACGGCAGGGGCCGGCTCTTCGCGCCGGCCAAGGTGACGCTGCGTGCCGATCTCTTCATCTATTCGCTGCAGGGCGAAGTGCCGGACGAGAGCGATGTGAGCATGCTGAATGGGCTTGCCGATGCGGTGGAAGATGCCGTGCAGGCGGCATGCGGGCCAACCGCGCAGAACACGCTGGGCGGACTGGTGGCCGAGGCATGGATTCTCGGGCGGCAGGTGGTGACGCCGGGTTCCTACGCGCAGCGGCAGTCGGAGCAGGTAATGGCCCTCGCGATAACGCTGCCGCACTCCCGATGAGCTTTGGATCGTTGCCGGTCTGGCTCGATCCGACTTCGTGGGCCGGGCGAAAAATTTCGCCGCCCGTGAGCGAGGATATTGGGACCATTCAGAGCGCGATCGCGGCGCAACTCACGGAGTTTTTCTCCGACGCCGGGATCGCAATTCCGGTCCATGTCTTCCCGGATTTCGATCTGGACACTTGGTGGGGCAGCAATGCGATTGCCTTCGTCCTGATCTCCTATCACGGCAGCAGGTTCGGCGCGCCGATGAGCACCGATGCGATGGTGCAGGAGCGTGTCGTCAGCTTCGATGTGCATGTTGAGGCTCGGCAGACAGCGTGGGCGTTGACGGGGCCCGGGAGCGTCTATGCGCTGATCGATGCGGTAGAGGCCGCGTTGGGCGGGTTCCGTGCTCCGGGATGCCGCAACGCCTATTTCGTGGAAGAGCGGTTTGGCGAGCGCGACCCCACCGGTCACGTTTGGCTCTATGACATGCGGCTCGAAGTGCCGACGCTCAAGCTCAAGCAGGAGCCGCAACTTGCGCTCGCCAATCTCGTGAAGGCGCAGGTCTATGTCGCGGCAAGCGCGAGCGCGCGGGGACGGGCGATGCAGAGTGGAACGTTCACGTTCGCGAGTGGGACGCTGACGCTGCCCGGTCCGACGCCGATCGTGGTGGGCGCGATCACGTCCGCGGATGGAAGGAGGATTTTCCAGGAGTTCGCGGACTGGACCGCGGACGGGACGACGGGCGTTGTGACGGCAGTTGCGACGGGAGCCATCGCGCAGAACGCGACGGTGCAGATCGCCTTTGCCGCCGCCGACACGGTGACGGCGGTTTCGACCGGCGGAAGTTCGCCGACCAATCCAGCAAACTGAGCGGCCGAGAGGCCAAGGGAACGGCCGGCGGCAACGCCGGACGATGAGAACGCATGCCCGCAAACTTCCTGCATGGGATCGAGGTTACCGAGGTATCGACCGGCCCGGTGCCGGTTTCGGTGGTGAACTCTGCCGTCATCGGCTTGATCGGCACCGCGCCGCAATGGCTTGTGGCCGCCAATGCGGCCGTGCTGCCGCCGGGGCCGAATACGCCCGTTCTGGTGGGATCGAGCCGGGCCGCGTCGCAGTTCGGGCCGCTCACGCGCGGCTACACGATCCCCTATGCGCTCTCGGCGATCCAGACGCAGGGCGGCGGCTCCATCATCGTGGTCAACGTCTTCAATCCGGCGGTCCACCAGACCACGAAGGCGCCCGCAGTGTTCAATCTGCCGGCCACCGGAACACAGGTGGTCAATCTCGGGCAGATGGGCCTTGTCGGCCCCGGCCTGCCGAACAGCGGCGCGCTCGAGACGACCGTGACGGTTGCTCCGGCCAATGCCCCGCCCAATTGGACCGCGAGCACTCAGGAGACCGTGGGCAACCTGATCAAGCCCACCGCCGAGAATGCCGGCGGCTTCATCTTCAAGGCCACAACGGCGGGCGAGACGGGCACGGCCGAGCCGGCGACGTGGAATCAGACGGTCGGCGGGACGACCACCGATGGCACCGTGACGTGGACCAATGTTGGCGTCAACGGCTACGTCGAGAACACGGACTACACCGTCGATTACGTGAACGGCTTCGTGTTCGCGAAGGCGGGGGGCGCGATTGCGAACGGCGCGAGCCTCTCCATCGGCTATTCGTTCGCCGACCCTTCGAAGGTGCAGGATGCCGATATCATCGGCGCCGTCAACAACGGGGTTTTCACAGGGCTACAGGCCCTGCAAACCACGTTTCAGACCATGGGCATCTTCGCGAAGCTGCTCATCGCTCCGGGCTTCTCGCAGGACGAAGAGACCGCCTCGGCACTCACCACGCTTGCGGGGCAGATCCGGGCCGTGGCGCTGATCGACGCGGCGCCGAACACCTCGGTTGCGGCGGCGATTGCCAATCGCGGCACCGAGGGGAATGCCTTCGACACGTCGAGCGGCCGTGTTGTCCTGTGCTTTCCGCAGGAGATGTTTTTCGACACGGGCATCGCGCCGACCGGGAACACGATCAACAACCAGGGGATCGCGGTCAACACGCCCTTCAACGCGAACGCCGACAGTCCGTTTTCGCAGTGGGTTGCCGGTGTCACCGCGGCGCAGGACATCGCCAACGGCTATTGGTTCAGCCCGAGCAACGTGCAGATCCAAGGGATCGTCGGCCCCGACATCTCCATGTATTCCAGCGCCTTCGATCCGAACAGCGACACGAACACCCTGAATGCTGCGGGCATTCTGACCGTGTTCAACGGGTTCGGAACAGGCTTGCGGACCTGGGGCAACCGGCTCGCTTCCTTCCCGACCGCGACCGATCCGACCACGTTCATCCCGGTTCGGCGGACGATGGACGTGGTCGAGCAGAGCGTGCAACTCGCGATGCTGCAATTCCTCGATCAGCCGATCTCGAACGGGTTGATCAATTCCATCCTGCAAACCGTCAACGGCTTCCTGGCAACGCTGGTGCAGCGCGGCGCGCTGATCGGCGGGACGTGCAGCTACAACCCGGCGGAAAACGCAGTGACGCAGCTCGTGGCGGGGCAACTCACCTTCGATATCTCCCTTCTGCCGCCGCCGCCAGCCGAAGAGATCAACTTCAACGTTTCGGTCAACACCGCGCTGCTCAGCACGCTCGGGCCGGTGAGCGCCACGACGCAGACGGCAACGAATTAAGGGGGTAGCAGGTCATGGCGAGCCTGGTGATCAACAGTCTTTCGAACGCAAATATATATCTTAACGGCAATAATCTTCTCGGCCGTGCTGCCGAATTCACGGTGCCGCAACCCAAGCGCGTCATGCAGGATTATAAAGGGCTTGGGATGGTGGCGCGGCTTGAAGTGCCGGCCGGCTGGGACAAGCTGGAAGCCGAAATCACCTGGTCCAGCTTCGATCAGACGACCATCGGCTTGCTCATGAGTTCGACCGGGATGCAGCAATTCTCGGCGTTGGGTGACTTGCAGGTGTTGAGTGCCGCTGGCGAAACGAGCGAGCTGCCGGTGATCTACAATGTGACGGGGTTGGCAAAGGATCCCGGCGCGATACCGTTCAAGGCACAGGAGAATATTTCGTTCAAGACCGCGATCACGGTCTATCACGTCGATCTCAGCGTAGGCGGTATTCAGGTCTATCTCTTCGATGTGTTTTCCAATCAGTTCATCGTGGGCGGTGTCGATCAGCTCGCTTCGTTCCGGGCAAATATCGGCGGTTAGACATGAACCCGACGGAACAGGAACGACTGGCGGCGCTGGAGGCGCAGATGCAGCAGGTGCATGAAGATATCGCTGCGATCCGGGTGGCAACCGAGAGGCTTCTGAGCATCGCCCACATGGGGCGCGGCGCGCTCTGGCTTGCACTGCATGTCGGTGCGGCGCTCGGCATCCTGGCAAGCGCCTATGAGGCAGTGCGCGTGGCTGGCAAAAATTGATGTCCGGACATTGCAGCGTATCGGCGTTGCCGGAGGAGGCCGGGCCATGACGGTGAGTTCGACTCCCTTTGAAACAGCTTTCAACTGGGTGGTCGGGGTCGAAGGAGATTACACGAATGATCCCGGCGATCCCGGCAATTGGACAGGGGGCGCGGTCGGGTCCGGGCAGTGCAATGGCACGAAGTATGGAATCAGTGCCGCTTCCTATCCCACGCTCGACATTGCGAACCTGACGGAAGCCGAAGCGGAGGCGATCTATCAGCGCGATTACTGGACGCCGATCCAGGGGGATTCGCTGCCGCAGGCTTTGGCGCTGGTTATCTTCGATGCCGCGGTGAACTCGGGCGTGTCGCAATCGGTGCAGTGGCTTCAGGTGGTCATTGGCGCGACGACAGACGGCAATCTCGGGCCGGAAACGCTGGCGGCGATGAATGGCTGGACGGGCGGGGCGGATTCGCTCTGCTCGGAAGTGCTGGCGCAGAGGATCGCCGCGCTCGGGGATGATTCCAATTGGAATACGTTCGGCCTGGGGTGGTCGCGGCGTTGTGCCGCGCTCGCATTCCAGGCGGCGACGTTGCTGTAGGAGAAAATTCGTGGACAGGACTCCGAAGTTCTTCAAGACGCCGCTCAATCAGGCGGCGCTCGCGGGGATGGTGGGCACCGCGGCTGCGGTGCTGGGCGGGCAGATGACGTGGCAGGCGGCCGTGCCCGTGGTGGTGGGCGGCGTGGTGGCGTTGATCGTTCCCGACAACAGCGTGGCGAAGGAGGATGTGGAGGCGCTGGTGACGGACGCGATCAAGGTCGCGACCGATCTCACCAACACGCCGAAGCAGGGCCCGACTGCGCCCGTTCCGAACAAGTCCGTCTAAGACTCAGGAGCATTCATGGTGAAGTTCGCAGTGGCCGCCCTTGTGGGCGGCCTTTTTCTTGCCGGCTGCGCGCAGCAGGCGCCGCAGCCTGTTGTGAGCCTGGCCGGCGCGCAGGCCGAGGCATCGGCGATCCTGGCCGCGTTGCAGGCTGGCGCCGCGGTTTTCACCACGACCTCGACCACGACGTCTTCCGAGGCGCAGGCGGTCGAGAACGTGCTGGCGACGGCCGAGGCCGCGGTGAGCGCCTTCGTGGCGGCGCCGGCGAATGAGAGTCCGGCCCAGCTTGCGGAGACCGCAAGCGAGGACATTACGGCCGTTCTGGCGGCTCTGCCGATCGATCCAACGACCAAGACGGCGATCGATACCGGCCTCGCGGTGATTGACGCTCTGGTGGCGGAATCCGCGTCCGTGCCAAGTTCGGCCGCGCCGGCCGGTGCCCTTTCGCTCGCGGTGACGGAGCCCGAGAAGCTGGCGCCTCCTGTGCCGATCCCGGCGCCGCACGTTCTGCCCCCGAGGGTTTGAAGGGATGGTGGATCATTCGGGGATGAAGCTCGGCAAGCGGGCCGCCAGGCCGTTTGCCGGGCTCCGGCCGTTCGGGCGCTATCTGCGGCTGGAGACGGCCAAGGTGCCGCCGCCCGTGCCGGCCTCGTGCGACCGGAGCAGGCTCGTCGAGAGTTGGCCGGTGCTCGAGAACGACAGCATCGGCGACTGCACCATTGCGGCGGTCGGCCATGCCGTGCAGCTCTGGACCGCGGCTTCCGGCCGCATGCGCGTGATGAGCGATAAAGAGGCCGTCACCGGATATGAGGCGTTCGGCTATCGGCCGGGCGACGCGGGCACGGATCGCGGCGCGCTTGCAACCGAGGTGCTCGCGCGATGGAGCGGGACGGGCTTCGCATGCGGTGGAGCGAACGACGTGCTCGCCGGTTTCTGCGCAATCGATCCCGAGACCGAGGCCGAGGTGCGCGCGGGCGTGGCGTGGCTCGGCGTCGTTTATGCCGGGTTCGATCTGCCGATCGCGGCGCAGACCATGGAGGTGTGGGATGTGCCGGCCGGCCAGGCGTTTTCGGGCGAGTACGCGGTGGGGAGCTGGGGCGGCCATGCCGTGCCGATCGTCGGCTATGGGCCTGCGGGCGTGGTGTGCGTCACCTGGGGTGCGCTGAAGCGGATCACCTGGCGGTTCTGGGATGCCTATGCCGATGAGGCTTATGGGCTTCTGAGCCGGGATTTCGTGGGCGGTGCTGCCAGCGCCGCGCAGGTGGATTGGGAGCGGCTCGAGGCGGACATGGATGATCTGAAGGCGGAGGTGGGGGCGTGAGCGAAGGGATCAGGATCAAGGTGCCGGATGCGGTTGCGTCCGGCGACGTGTGGGGGCCGGAGATCGAACTGCCGAGCGGGACGAAGGTGCAGTTCCGGCGCGGCACCGGCAAGGACGTGCGGCTGGCCCTGACCGCGGTTGGGCAGCCATTCGACAGCACGCGCTATCTCTATGCGATGATCGCGCGCACGTCGCGGTTTGACGGCAAGCAGATCACCATGGAAGCGGTGGACGACCTCGATGCGGAGGATGTGGAACGCCTGCTTGAAGAGGCGCGCAAGCCAAGCCCTTCTCCGAAGGCGCCGGCGGAATCGTAAGCCCGGCGGCGCTTGGCGAGATGATCGCGTTGGGGTTTCGGCCAGCGGATCTTGATGAAATGGACTTCGCAGACATGCAAAGTTGGCGATCCGTGATGGCGGCGTATAGCGCGGCGGTGGCGCGAAATCGATGATCCCCGGGCAGTGGAATCGGGTGCGGGCGAGAATAGAGGTGGGATAGAGACTTTTGCCGCTGGCCATTGCTGCCTCTCTTTGGCTGTGCGTGATCAGCTCTGACCAGATGCCCGATCGCATAGTGCCGGATAGGCTCTCGATTTTCACGGTAGTGCCTATCGTCGATCGATCTCTCTGAAAGGCGTCTCGGACGCGATGAACGACCCGCACGACTGCGTCGCTCTCCCGGTGCCTTTTTGGCCGGTTCACCGCCGCCGCGCGTTGGGGGTGAAGCCCTTGCTGGCACGGAGGTTATCGGCGTACCCATCCCGATTTTCGGGACAATCCTTCCGACAGGCTGAAGCATGGGTGATCTCGGGTGATCCCGTGACGTTCTGAGCCCTTTGACGAACCGGCAAAGCTGGCATGAATTGATGCGTGGAGAGAGGGAATGCCGATTGGCAAGGATGGAGGTGCCGGCGCGATTTCGGTTGACCATGGGGGATTCTTCGAATCGTTCTCGCGTGCACTCGAACAAGTTTCTGCCCTGCGGGATTCGGTTGAGCGCCTGTCTGGTGGCATCAACTCCGTGCTGCACGACCAGACTTCAAATTTGTTTGAATTCTTGATCAGCTTTTGGGCGCGCAAGTCGCTCGGCGAGGCGATGCAGAAGAATGAGGCACTGATGCGCCCCCTCTTTGCGTTCGATATACAGAGCGGGCTGGCAGAGCAAAAGCAACATCATCTCGATCTCGACGCGCCGCTTGCATTCGCGCAGGCGAGTACTTTGGGGATGAGTTTCACGACCGAGCAGACCTCGCAAGCCTATGACATGCTGGCGGTGATGCTGCGGACGGCGCCGGCGTTTCAGGGGGCGGACAGGTTCCAGAACTTCGCGGCCATCGCGCCGATCATTCTGCGCGCATCCGAAGTGGCACAGATGCGCGGCCCTGGCTTACTGGACGACAACATCCGCGCGCTGGTACAATATGCGCACCTGATCGGCAACCACGGTCCGGCGTCCACGACGCGGGGCACGGATCAGTTGCTTGCGATCGCCGAAGCGACCGAGCTTCCCTTCTCTCAGCTTGAGAACATCATGCGCATGGCGATCCCGATGGCGCACTCGGTGAACGCCTACGTTCCGGATACCGCGCTTTTCACGGCGGCGCTGATTCAGGATGGCCTTGGCGGTAGCACGCATCGCTATTCGCGTTCTGAGATGAACGAGCACGCTGCCGCGCTCCTCAATCTCGGGCTGATGAACAGCGCCGGGCAGCTCACGGTTCTCAATGCTCAGGGCGGCGTCGATATCGCGCGGGTGGTTGCGGACATCGATGCCGCCGGCCATCGAATGGACCCGATCGCATTTGGGAATGCGCTGCGGAACGCCTTCTCCCTTCGCGGCCAGCGCGGCGCCGAGCTTCTGAAGGTGATGGACCAGCTCACGCCGGCCCTGTTCGCTGCCGTCAATTCGACGCCGGGGACGGCGGCGCAGCAGGCGGCCTTCGCTGCCACGCCCTTGCAGCAGTTCGAGCAGATCATTGCCCGGTTGCAGGATATCGGGAACATCCTGGCGACCACGATCCTGCCGGATTTCCTACGCATGGAGACCGGGCTGCTCGCGTTCCTGAATGCGGTGGATGATTTTCTCGCGCACCACCATGTCATCGCATCCATCATCGGGCATGCGCTGGGCGGAGCCGCGGTCGGATTCACGTTCGGCGGACCTGCGGGCGCGCTGGTTCTCGGGGGTGCCGGGGCCGCGGTGGGAGCGGTCGAGAGCCTGCCGGCGGGAAATCCCGTTCCGCATGAAATGCCGGGATACGCGCTTTCCCAGGAGGCGCTGTTCGGGCGCCACGACGAGCCCGGCCAGATCACCGTGAATGCGCCGCTGACGGTGACGGTGCAGGGCGACATGCTCGGCGATTATGCGAACCTGAGCGCGTTCCTGAGTCAGTGGTGGGCGCAGAACGCCGGTTCCGTCGGTAACACCGTGAAACAGCAGATCCAGCATATGCAGCGGCAGTCCCGGCGCATGACGATGCAGGACATGCAGCAGGCGGACGGCTACACCGCGGCGATTGCGGATGGGGCCGGATACCGATGAGCGGTGCAATCGCGGCGGCGGCTTCGTCCCCGATCGCGTCCGCGCTCGGCTTCGGCGATTTCGCGGCGTTCGGCGGCATCAGTTTCATGCTTCTCGGCTCGCCCGACAAGCTGAGCCGCACCTTCCGCACGAATTACGCGAAGCTGCCGCTGCTCGGGCCGAAGCCGGTCTTGCAGGCGACCTATGACGATCTGAACCGGATCACCATGGGGATTCGTCTGCATATCTTCTGGTGTCAGCCGGATGATGCGGTCGGGCTGCTCGACCAGCAGCGTCTTTCGCACCAGCCCGCGCCACTGGTGTTCGCGTCCGGGATCGATTTCGGGCCGGCCCAGACCGGGACGCCGACGCAATACGTCATCACCGAAATGACGGTAACTGACCAATGGCGCTATGCGGGCGTCGCTCAATATATCGACGTTGACATGACTTTGCTTGAGTTTGCGCCGACCTTGCCGGTGGGAGCGCCGACCGTGACGCCGCCGGCCCCGCCGGCCGGGGTCATCGGCGTTCCGGGCGGGCTCGCGGCGATCCTTTCGTCCGGCGCGGGGATCGGCCTGCCTGTGCCGACCGGAGAGTTCGCGAGCGTGGCGGCTTCCACCATCGTGCGGGCCGGGGCTCCATGAGCGGATCGCTGAATGCCGCGGCCAGTGCGGCGAGCGCGGCGGAGGAGTTCGCGCAATCGCTCGGGCTTCTGCCGGGTGGGGAGACGCCGCCACCTTCCGTTCCGCAGTTCGTTGCCATCGTGACCGGGCCGGCGGATCGGTGGGACACGATCGCCTTCAAGGCTTACGGAGATCCGACCAAGGTGAGCACGTTGATCCTTGCCAATCCCACGGTTCCGATCTCGCCCGTGCTTCCGCAGGGCATCACGATCTTCTGCCCGCTGATCCCGGCGCCAGGGCCGGCCGCGGGCACAACCCCGTGGAGTCCGTGAGTGAGCGGCACGACTCTCCCCTGGCAGGCGCCCGCCGGCAGCGGGAACGCCGTCGCGGTTCCGTCTATCACGGTGGTGCTCAATGGGACCGACATCACGAACACGATCGCGATCGAGCGGCTTGCCTATTCCGAGGCGACGGGCGGCGAGGTGCCGACCTTCCAGATCGACGTTCAGGACATCGATCAGCGTTGGCAGAACTTCGGCTTCACGCTCGGCAGCGACACGATCACGGGCACGCTCGGATGGCAGGGCGGCCAGAGCTGGACGACGGGCAGCTTCACGGTCGATGAGCTGGCGCTGAGCACGCCGCCCGATGTGTTCTCCATCATGGCGGTGGAAGCGGGGCTCAACAACGCCATCCGCACCCGGCAGAGCGTGGCCTATGAGGGGCAAACCCTGACGCAGATAGCCCGAGCGGTTGCGGCGCGGCACGGCATGACTGCGGTGACCGCGGCGGTCAGTCCCGATCCTGTCTTTCAGCGCGTGACGCAGCGGATGGAGACGGATATTTCTTTCCTTCTGCGGCTCGCGCACGAGCACAATTACGACTTCACGATCCGCGACAACCAACTGATCTTCTTCTCCCGCCCGAGCCTGGAAGCGCAGGCTGTGACGGGGCCGGTGCTGACGCGGCAATTGCTGCGCACGCAGGCGCGGTGCCGGCGGCAAGGGCTTGGGGAGCTGTCCTACAAGCAGGCGATCGTTCGCTACTTCAACCCTTATGACAAGAGTCTCATCACGGCCCAGGCACTCGACCCCACGATGCAGGTCGCGGATTCGCATGTGCTGGTGGTGAGGGTCGAGAACGGGCAGCAGGCGAGCCTCAAGGCGCAGTCCAATCTTTGGACCGCCAACATGCGCTCGACCGCGATCGAGTTTCCTCTGGTCGGGACACTGAATTACCGCGCGGGCAACACGGTGAACACTCAGGGCTTCGGGCTTTGGGACAAGAACACGTATCTCGTGCAGAGGGTCGAGGTGGAGATCACGCCCGAGCAGGGTTTCACCACCGCGCTCGAGTTGCGGACGATCACAAGCCTTGACGATGGCACGCAAAGCATTGCGAGCCAGGAAGACGTTTCGGCCGATCCGAACGCGGAGGATTGATGAGCATGCGGCCCTATGCGGTGCAGTTTCATCCCGTCTTCCGCACGGGGCTGGTGACGGCGCAGAACATCGCGGCCGGGCAGGTGCGGGTGCAGTTCCCGGACCGGGACAACATCGTCTCCTTCTGGCTTCCGGTGCATGCGCTCGGCACGCAGGACGACAAGTTCTGGTGGATGCCGGATGTCGGGGAACAGGTCGTGGTGCTCATGGACGAGCACGACGAATATGGCACCGTGGTCGGCTCCATGTATTCGACCGCTGATAAGCCGCCGAGCTGGGCCGGGCCGAACGTGCGCGGGATCCAATTCAGCGACGGCACGATGATCCGTTATGACCGGGCGGCCCACGCTCTTACGGCCGCGCTCGGGACCGGCGGCAGCGCCACGGTGAGCACGCCGTTGGGCAATCAGTTCGTGCTTGGGAACGATGGCACCCTGACGTTGCAGGACGAAAAGGGCGCGAGCGTCAAGCTGACGAATGACGGGAATGTGCGTGTCAATGGCAACCTTCTTGTGTCGGGCACCATCGGGACTGAGGATGGAGCGTTCGGGAATGGCGACATGACCATCACCGGCACGATCCAGGCGACGGGCGACATCACGGCCGGGCAGGGCGGCAAGAACGTGAGCGCCTTGAACCATACGCATGGCGGCGTCGAGACCGGCGGCGGGAGCACCGCTTCGCCGAACGCGGGCACCTGATGTCCGGCGCTTCCGTGACCCTCGCCGATGTCACTTCGGCGAGCTGGTCGCTCGAGCTTGATTCCACCGCGGGCGGCGGTGCGGGCAGCGGCATCGGGCAGGTGGTGCAGGGGCTCGCGGATATCGATCAGTGCATCCGGATCATTCTCGGCACGCTGCCGGGCGAGGACCCGTTTCGGCCGACGTTCGGGTGCGACCTGACGCAATATATCGACCGGCCGTTGCCGGCGGCGCTGCCGGCGATCATCGGGGTGGTGACGCAGGCGATCGAGACCTGGGAGCCGCGCGTCAAGGTGCTTGGGGTGACGGCGACGCCGGCCGGTGCCGCGGCGCCGGGAACGATCGATGTGAGCGTGCAATGGCAGGTTGACCTCGGCACGACGCTCGCGCCGGGGCAGAGCGCGATCGGTGGGGCTGGCCCCCTGACAACGACGGTGAGCATCTTCGGATGAGCGGAACAGCATCGAATCCGGCCAACAGCCTTCCGACCCCGGTTTTCGTGACGGATGCGGACGGCCTCGACCCGAACCTGATCCTGGCCGATATGATCACGCTCTTTCAGAACGTGACCGGGCGCACGCTCTTTCCGGCGCAGGTCGAGCGGTTGCTGATCAACCTCTATGCCTATCGCGAGGCGCTGGTGCGCTCGGCGATCCAGTTCACCGGCCAGCAAAACCTTCTCGCTTTCGCGAGCTTTCCGGTGATCGATTACCTCGGCCAGCTTGTCGGCGTGACGCGGCTGGCGGGCGTGGCGGCGACGACCACGCTGCAATTCACGCTGACCGGGCCGCTCACGGTGGACGTGACGATCCCAGCCGGGACGCAGGTGGGCACGAGCGACGGGAGCTTTCTGTTCGCGACCAATACGGCGCTGACGATCCCGATCGGCAGCACCACGGGGAGCGTGCTTGCGACCTGCACCCTTGCGGGCAGCGGCGGCAACGGCTTCCTGCCCGGCCAGGTGAATGTGATGGTCGGGGGCAACGCGCTGGTGGCGAGCGTCGCCAACACCACCACGAGCGCGGGCGGATCGGAGACGGAGACGGACGATCATCTGCGCGCGCGCATCCAGGCCGCGCCGAACCAGTTCTCCACCGCCGGGCCGAGCGGGGCCTATCGGTTCTTCACGCTCTCCGCCGATCCGACCATCATCGATGCGGAGATCGCGAGCCCGGTTCCGGGCACGGTCGCGGTGTTCGTGCTGACGGGGCCGATCACGGTGCAGCCGGCGCCGGCCCCGAACAGCGTGGGCATTCCGTCACAGACCATCCTCAATGAAGTGGTGGCGGCGCTCAATCAGAAGACGGTGCGGCCGCTCACCGACACGGTGCAGGTCTTTGCCGTGACCGAGGTGGATTACCAGGTCACGGCGACGGTGACGCTGTTCGCCGACGCGGACCCGACCTCGACCGAGGCCGCCTGCCAGAGCGCGGCGACGGAGCTTGCGATCAACCTCGCGAGCAGCGTGGGCAACGACGTGGTGCCGAGCCAATGGACGGGCGTGCTTTCCGTGGCGGGGGTCTATGACGTGGACCTGACCATCACCGCCACCGTGAACGGCGCGGCGCTGACGCCGACCGCGGACGGGCGCTTCGTGATGCAGCCGGGCCAGTGGGCCAATTGCACCGCGCTCAACCTGACCTTCGTGCTCGGGACCGAGAATGAGCCGGCATGAGCGATAATGTTGGCGGCAGCCTCGTCGCGCCTTCGTCCATCAACGATCTGAGGACAAAGGCGCATCTTCAGATCGGCCAGCGGCTTGGCAATATCAGCCTTGTGCCGCTCCTGATCTACACCTTTCTCGAGACGCCGCCTTCGCTCATTCCGTTCCTGGCCTGGCAGTTCGATATCGTCGCACCCTGGTGGCAGCTTCTCACGGGGCCGGAATCGCAGCTCACGATCATCAGGCAGGCGATCCAGCTTCACCGCTTCAAGGGCACGGTCTTCGCGATCGAGTCCATCATGGCCGGGCTCGGGTTTCAGGCGCCGGTCATCCAGGAAGGCGAGGCCACGTGGGGTGGGGCGACCTTCCCGCCGAGCCAGGGATGGGCCTTGTTCCGCGTGATCGTGCCCAAGGCCGCCATCACGCTCGCGAGCCCGCAGCCGGCCGAATGGGATGCGGTGAGCGACGTGGACATGCTGCTCGATATCGACGGGATCGAGCAGGCAAGCGGCATCGCGGGCGCGGTGGTGACGGCGACGATCGAGACGCAGGCGGTCTCGGCGATCAACTTCTTCAAGCCGGAGCGGTCCCTTCTCGATTCGCTCTGGTTCCAGGAATTGCCGATCGACGAGCCCGCGCTTGGGATGAGAGACTTCATCACGCTCAAGGCCGGGAACAGCGTGCTCGAGCCGCCGATCTTCGTTTCCGACATCGTGACCGTGCCGGCCTGGGCGGTGAGCGATGCCAAGAGCACCGCGCCGCTCTATTCGGCGCATTTCTTCCATGCCGGCATCACCTACGGCGCGAACGAGCCCGCGGTGGTGGATAGCGGCATCGTCATCAACGGAACCCCAACGGAGTGACGCATGAGAAGGCCGACCGGCCGCTTCCGCATCTGGCGGAACGGCGTGCTGATGTGCGAGCGCGACAATCTGGTGGTGAATGCGGGGCTTCCGGCCTTTGCCGAGCAGGCGGCGGGCGGCAACGGGTTTCAGGTGGCGGCGGTGGGTTATGGATCGGGCAGCGCCGCGCCCACCGCGAACGACACCGATCTCACGCTCGCGCCGAAATACTACAACGCGGTGCAGGGATCGGCCTTCCCGAGCGCGGGGACGGTGCAGTTCAGCTTCGCCTTGCAGGCGAGCGATTTTGCCGCTTCGGGGCTCAATATCCAGGAGATCGGGCTGTTCGCGAATCCGGCGGGCGCGCAGCTTCCGGCCGCGATCGGCTTTGCCTTCCCGGCCTGGGCCGCGAACAGCAACCAGCCGGTGGGGAACATCGTGCGCGACGCGGTCGGGCACCCGTTCCGCTCGACCACGCCGCCGAGCTGGACGGCGAGCACGGCGAAGGCGGCCGGCAATCTCATCATCGACAGCAACGGCAACCTTCAGCAATGCACCACCGCCGGCACCACGGGAACGAGCGAGCCCGCCTTCGCGACCGCGGTGGGCGGCAAGACCAATGACGGCACCGTCGTCTGGACCTGCGCCGCGCTCGCCGGCTACACGCCGACGACCGGCGCGGCCATGCCTTCCTTCAACATCTCGGCGATCGGCGCGCTCACCTTCGACAACACGGTGGCCTGGTCCTACCTCGCGGGGCTGGTGGTGCCGCAGCCGATGATCGCGCACGCGACGGTGCCGGCCTTCATGTTCTCCGGCATCGCGAACTATTCCGGCACCTGGGCCTTGACCTTCTGAGGGCGGACGATGAGCGGAACCCTGATCGACAGCGCCGCCTACACGCCGAACTCCGTCCCCTCCCTCCTGCAGACGGATGCGGTGGAAGGGCAGGGCGCCGGCGCTTCCCATGGCGGCATCGGCAACTCCAATGCCGCTTCGCAGACCCTTGCGAACCGCACCGCCTTTCTCTTCGGGCGGCAGAACACGAACATCGCCAATATCGCGACGCTGCAAGGGCAGATGTCGCAGGTTCTCAATGTGAACCTGCAACCGCATTCGGTGCGGAATTTCTTCCTTCAGACTTTCCCCGCCGGGACGCTCCTGGGGAACAATTCCGGCGCCGCCAATCTCCTGACCGCGAACTTCACTCTTCCCTCGCAGTCCACCACCGGCATGTTTCGCATTTTCTGCCGGGCGACATTTCAGGGCTCGATTTCCGCGACTGAGGGTGGCGGCATCGGCGCTTCCACCATGGGGATCCGATTGGCCGAGAACTCGAACGATGGGCAGGATGTGTTCCATGACATAAGCTCCCACCTGATTTGCGGGTTTCCGGCGGATACCTTCGGTATTGCCGAAGGCGATTTCGCGCAGGCTCTTTACGCGCCGGGCCAAAGCTCAAGCATGGTCCTGCAATTCAATGCCGACTTCACGGGGCTGATCGATACCATCGCCGTGCTGCAGGCATCGATCACTCTGACCGCGGTTCCGGGGTGACGTGAGATGAGCGAGACCTTCTCCCCCATTCCGAACTTCTCCGGCGTCAATGCCGGGCAGCAATTCCGCCAGGCGGTGAATGAAGCGTTGGGCGGCTCCGCGCCGATCTCGCCCGTGATCGCGGGCGGCAGCATGACGGGCGGCACCATCAGCGGGGCCAATCTCTCCGCCGCCGTGGCCGCGGCCATGCTGACCGATGCGGCCGAGCGCACGCTGGCGGCGCGGGCGACGGATGCGGTCAATTTCGCGGATTATCAGGGCGCCGATCCGACCGGGGCTGCCGATATGGCGGCGCTGGTCGATCAGGCGCTCACCGATGCGCGGGCGCAGAAGAAGGCGCTGCGCTTCCCGGCCGGGACCTGGGGGCTGGCCTCGGCCGCCACGATCCAGGCGGGCGACGTGATCGTGGGCGACGGGCCGGAGAGCGTGCTGCAATATATCGGCCCCGTGGGCGGAAACATGGGCGCGGGCGTGCCCACCGTGCTTTCGACGGCGATTGCGTCCGGCGCGATCAATCCGCCCGCTTCGGGCGCGCCGCTCGTGATCTCGAACATTCATGTGGTCGGGCCGTGGAACGGCACGAATGTGACGACAGAGCTTGCCGGCCCGATGATCCGGGTGCAGGCGATCGATTCGGTGCTCTTCGATCGCGTCTTCGTGGAGAACGCAACGAATGTCTCGATCAGCGCGGCCTTCTGCCGCCGCGTGCGGGCGGCCAACTGCAAGATCCGCAATGGCGCGCGGGACGGCATCCAGTGCGAAGGCTCCGCGATGGTGGAGATCATCGGCGGCGAGTTCGACCATATCGACGACAACTACATCTCCGCCCATTCCAACACCGGGCAGGCATGGGCGCTGGTCTCGGGCGTCAACATCATCGGCACGCGAGCCTCGGATGTCGGCGGGATTTCCTGCCAGGGCGCGCGGCGGATCAACATTCTGGGCAACGTGATCGAGCGGCCGAAGCAGGTGGGGATCGAGGTGGCCTTCGTCGGGCTCAACCTGGCGGAGGGGGAGAGCGCGGCGCTGGCGGTGCGGATCGCCGGCAATGTGATCACCGACTGCATCAACCGCCAGAACATCGACGGGCTCGATACCGAGTGCAATTACATCGCGATCGGCTCGGTGCCGGCGCAGGCGGGCGCGGCGGCGGCTTCGCCGGGCGTGCCGGGAACCAACACCACGATCCTGCCGCTGATCTGGCAGCCGGACCTTGCCGTGGCGCTGACGAACAGCCTGGGCCAGCCGGTGCAGACGATCGACGCGAACGGCAATATTCAGCGCGTGACCACGGCCGGCACCACGGGCGCGAGCCTGCTCGCGTTCAACGCGGCTGTGGGCGGCACCACGGCGGACGGGACGGTGACCTGGACCAATGCGGGCTCGGGCATCGTCGCGGCGCGGGTTGCGGCGGGGCGGCTTTGGATGGCGGACAGGGCCTTCGTGATCGGCGCGCATATCGTGGACGCCAACGGCAACGTTCAGCAATGCACGGTCTCGGGTGTGTCGGGCGCGGCGATACCGGCATTCGCGCCAGCGGCGGGCGGGACGACGGCGGACGGGACCGTGACCTGGACCAATGCGGGGGCGAACGGGCAGAGTGTGCCGGTGGCGCCTTACGCTTCGTTCAATGCGATGAAGACGGCGCCGACCGATACGGCGACCCCGCTGCCGCCGGGCTGGGCGATCGAGGTGACGCACAATCTCTGCATGCGCACGCTCGACCCGACCGCGAACCTGGCTTACGCGGCGAGCAATGCGGGCGGCGAGGCCATGTTCACGCGGAACGGATTGCTCAACCCGCTTCTCGGCAGTGTGGAGCTGGTGAGCGAGGCGCATGGCGTGCATCTCTTCAGCTTCGCCGCGATCCCGGCGTTGCTGCGGCATGTGCGGATCGCAGGCAACCATCTTCAGGGGCTTGCGAACCCGATCTTCCTGGCGCCCGGCGTGGTGGTGGGCGGGGCGGACATCCACGACAACCGGCTGATCGACTTCACCACCATGGGGATCAATTGCGGGCAGGCGGGCGCGAACCATCGGATCGATATCCGCGACAATGAGATCGACGGCGATCCGTTTGCGCAGGGCCGGGGCACGGCGACGGGCGGGGCGTGGCAGAGCGGCGTGCTGTTCCCGGCGGCAGTCTTCCCGAATGGCTGCACGGGGCTGACATTCCGGGGCAACCGGCTGCGGAATCTCGCGCAGGTGACGGACGGTGCTTTCGCGGGCGACGCCGTGGTGAGCGGCAATATCGTCTATTGCGAGCCGGTTTCGGTGGGGTTCAACGCGGGCAATCTCGGCGTGGGCACCGTGCCGGTGGCGGGCGTGGGCTTCGCGCATGTGATCGAGGGGGCGAACCCGGCGAGCGCGGGGTTCGGCGTGGCGCTCAACGGGCCGGTGCTCGAGGCCGCCGCGCAGCCCACGAGCGGGATTTTCGTGCAGGGGCAGATCGTGTGGAACGCTGCCGCCGAGGCGAGCGGCGGGCAGGCGGTGCTCGGCTGGTATCGGGCCACGACGGGCGCGGGGAACGTGACGGGGACGGACTGGCTGCCGATCGTGGTGGGGGTGGCCCAGGTGCTGGCGCTCGGGAGCGCGGGCGGGGCCGCGACGGTGGAGGCGGCGACGGCCGGCGATGCCGTGCAGGTCAGCGGCAACGGGACCGGAGCGACCGAGCTGGGCACGGCGGGCGCGGCCGGCAGCCCGGTGGTGTTCCAGAACGGGCAGGCGGATGGCAGCTTCACCATCGAGGCGGCCGGGACGAGCTTCAACATCCCGAACTTCGTGAGCATGGTCTATTTCACGGCCTCGGCGACCATCGCGAGCTTCGCGCTCACCATGCCGACCGTGCCGCCGGCCAATGGCTGGCGGGTGCGGTTCTCCTTCAATCAGGCCGTGACGGCGCTCGCCATGAACCACGGCACCGGGCAGAGCTTCGACGGCACGCATGCCAGCCTGACCGCGCACCAGATGGTGGAGTACGCATGGGATGCTGCGAATGCCACGTGGAGGATGCTGCAGTAGCGATTGCCGATTTCGCTGAGGATTTAGGGCGTGCACCAAACTGATTCGTGTCCATGCTAAATCGCTCTCTCATGACTCTTGAATAAATTATTGATTCAGTTATGGTTCGATCCCAGAGACGGAGCGAACCATGGATGCAAGCTACAATCTGAATGGTGGGTTCAAACCGACCATTAAGCGAATTGCTGATCTCGATGGGCCAGATTTCTACCCTACGCCACGCTGGGCCACGTTCGCACTAATCGACAACGAGTCGTTCCGCGGCGGAATTTGGGAGTGTGCCTGCGGCGATGGTTCCATGTCAGAAGTTCTTGCTGAGACAGGGCACTCAGTTATGAGCTCGGATCTCTATGATCGTGGTTACGGAGAGATCGGGCACGACTTCCTAACCACTAATCGGCGTTATCCAAACATCATAACTAATCCCCCATTCCACAGTGCAGAGGGATTCGTAGCTAGTGGCTTAACAAGCGTACAATGCAAGTTTGCTCTGCTTCTACGGCTCGCGTTCCTTGAGGGTGCCAATCGAGCCAATACAATCTTTCACAAACATCCCCCTGCCCGTGTCTGGGTTTTTAGCGAACGCATCACTTTCTATATGAAAGGTGCGCCGTTAGCAGGTAGTGGCACAACCGCATATGCTTGGTTCGTATGGGACAAGAAGCATAGTGGACCAACGGAACTAGCATGGTTCAAGCCGGGATATCGAAAACGCTACCGGTGA